GAAAAGCTGGTCAAGACGCCCGCCGGGATTCAGAAACTCGCGTCAAAATACCAAGCCGCCTTCGGGGACGAGTTCCCCCAACTCGTGCGGGACCTGCAGCAAGGGAAGTGGGATTCCGAGAATGTGAGGCTTTACCAGTTTAGTGAGCTCGCCCGGATTCAGCCTATCACGAAGTCGGAGCTGCCTCAACTGTACCACCGCTTCCCGAACGGGCGGGCGGCTTACATGTTGAACAGCTTCACCCTCAAGCAGTTTGATATGGTGCGGACAGACGCCTATGCAGATATCAAGGCGGGGAAACCTGTGCTGGGGATGGGGAAACTGCTGAGGTATGGGATGATTTTGGGGCTGGCCAATGCCACGATCAATCAGATCACAGACTGGATGCTGGGTAAAGAGACCGAGGAACTGAACGCCACGACGGTAGGACTGAATGTGCTGAAGAACTTTGGCATGTCGGAGTATCAGTTGAAGAACTTTTCCGATGCGCCACTGAAGACGGTGCTGAGTCTGGGTGTGCCGCCGTTCGAGATGTTTGATACCCTACTCAAGACGGGCGAACAGAAAGCTGACGGGACTCGGGATTGGCGAGCTGTACAGTACCTCCCCATCATCGGCCGGCCCCTCTACTACCACGTCTTCGGTGGCAAGGACCTCTACAACGCCAAGCAGCAGGCCAAGCGGGACAAAGAACTTCTAGGAGAATAGTAATGGGATTCCCTTCAAAAGGTAAGGCGGACTACCTCGCACTCGGGGACTACAATGCGGTGTGCTATCAGTGCGGGAGGAAGTTCAAAGCCTCCACACTCAAGCGTCACTGGCAGGGGTACTATGTATGCCCGGAACACTGGGAACCCCGCCAACCCCAAGACTTCGCCCGAGCTGTCCCGGAGAACATCACTCCTCCCTGGACCCAGCCGATGCCGGCGGACGACTTCACCAGCAATTCTTATTACAACGGACTCACTACGTACAACACGAATGATACAGTCTTGTGTGTCGGGGTCACTTACTACAGCCAGCAAGATAGTAACACTGGAAACTACCCGACGACCTCACCGACCTGGTGGGCTACTACACCGGCACCTTAAACTGGAAAGGATACATTCAATGATGGCGCAGAGACAAGAAGAACAACCTGGCGAAGCGACCAAGCAACAACAGCGGCGGCTTAGCGCTGAAGAGCGAGCTTTAATTATCGAGGAACTTAAGGAGGACTTGTGGCGTGAAGTCTATCTTCAACTTGGAAAATCCGCGTTTCGAGCGGTGGTTTATATCGTTGGGGCGGCTGTTACTTACGTCGCCTTTTGGCTCGCTTCGCACGGGGTTATCGACTTTGCAAAAGCGGGCGAGATTATGGGAAGACCAAAATGATGCTGAGCCCCCACTTCAGTCTTGCCGAACTTGTCGCAAGCTCTACAGCTGCTCGCCTTGGACTAGACAACTCGCCAAGCGAAGGGATTGTGACCTGTATGAGGACTACCGCGGAGAAGATGGAGGAAGTGCGGAGGGTGCTGGGGGGCCGCCCGATCCACATTGACAGTGGGTACAGGTGCGAAGCCCTTGAGCGGGTGCTCTGTGAGAAGGACTATCAGAAGTGGTGCATCCGCCATAAACGGGATGCGAAGACCAGCTGGCAGGATTACCTAGCAGGGAAGGCTCACCCGAAAGGATGGGCGGTGGACTTTACCTGCAGAGAGGCCGGCACTCCGTTTCAGATTGTCAGGGCCTTGAAGGACGTGATCCAGTACGACCAGCTGATCATGGAGGGAGGGTGGGTGCATATCAGTTTTGATCCGCGCATGAGGCAGAAAGTGCTGACTGCATTCTTTGGGACCGATGGTCCGAGTTATTCTGGAGGGCTTGTATAATGAGTGCTGATTGGATTAAAGGACTTGTACCTACATTAGGACAAGCACTGCTTGGACCGCTTGGAGGAGCAGCCGCCGGCTTCATTGCAGAGAAGCTGGGCCTCGGCGACAAAACAGTGGAGGCGGTGACAGACCTGCTCTCGAATCAAAAACTGTCGGCGGAACAGCTTACCCAGCTCAAGGCGGCTGAACTGGATTTCAAGAAATTCCTAGAGGAAAAGGAAATTAAACTTGAAGAGCTGACTGTGCAGGATCGGAACAGTGCTCGGACACGCGATGCGGATTATGTGAAGGCCGGCCGTACAAACATTCGAGCGGATATCCTGGCCTACGGCGCGCTTGTTGCTTTCGTTGTGTCTGGCTGGGCTCTCTTTACACAAGACATTCCGCCTGCAAATAGGGAATTGATTGTGTATTTGCTGGGAGCTCTGACAGTCATTGTTAAAGATCTGTATGGCTTTGAGTTTGGCAGTAGCAAGGGGTCACAAGATAAAACTACTGGAATGGTTCAAGTCTTACGGCAAGCTTCTGAAGACCGTTGAATTGCAGGGAGGATGGAACTGCGCGCATAAAAGGGATGCTCTGCATACATCCCTGGGATTCTGCGGGGGTCGGCAATCAGGATACGCTTGACCCGATCCCCCAAGGTCTTCGGCATGAACTCGAATACCCTGATTGAAACTACCCGCATCAAATCCTTGATGATGAAATGGAGGTATTCTGCCTTGAGGGTTTCGGATTGCAAAGCAGAGCGCAACACCTCTCGTTCCGCCTTGAGGTCGTGAATCTGGCGCTCCAGGCTTCTCTTTTCCTTGGTCGTTGCGTTCATGGTAGCCTGATCTCCTTCATGCAGTTGGTACAGTTCTGACACCCCCGTTCCCGCGAGATGGCTTTCCACTTCCGGACTGTCCTCGGGGCCATTCCCAGGCGATAGCTTACTGTCTGGGTCGAAGGGAAAAGCTGGAAGAACTTCCAGATGCAACAGTAACCGAGGGAGGTAGTGATTAAGGACTCGGTTGGTGCGGCCGTATAATCCCCGGATTGTCCGTCCGTATTATTCATTCCCCTATCCATTTCAGCACCATCCCTTCTGGCGTGCTTTCCAACCGGATGAAGCCGGCTTGGATTGTGCCCTGCAATATGCCAGTGAAATCCCGCGCGTCAGGGAAGGCCATCTGGAGTTGCTTGTAAGCCGCCTGCATGGAGATGGACTTGTTCCGGTGGACGATCTCGATCAGGCGGTTGGCTTCGATCGCCGCCTCACTCCGCCCGACATTCGCAAACACTCTGGCCATGTCGGATTCAAGGGACAGGAGGAGGTTGTTCGCCACCCCGTAATGCTCGTCTGTGATGCACAGGCTATCACCCTCGGAGATCGACAATATCATGGCGATCTTGTTCAGGTGGGCTTGCTTCCGGGCGAGATATCCCTTGTGCCAGTCGGGCAATTCATGCTTGTATTGATGGACCCAGAGTTCCTCGTACCATTTCTCCTCCCAGTCCTCCGCCGCCTTGGTGAAGGAGAACTCCCCCACAAGGTTCATCGAGATATGCTCCAGGTCGTGGATCAAGTCCTCTCTCAGCTTGGCGATGTTTTTGGGGACAGCGTTCTTCGGGCGGACTACTAGGTTCTCCTTGTGCTCCGCGAAAACGTAGATAGTCCGGGAGGTCAGGCCGCCGGCGGTAGCCAGACTCGACATATTCGTCGTGATCCAGCTGGGGGTAGTGCAGGCCAGCATGTTGATCCAGGGCGCTTCCACGATATCATTCCCCGACATCTTGGTCTGCTTCTCATAGCTCGGCCGCCCGTCCCACAGGGTGATGAACAGGTTCACCATGTCCTGGTCGGCCAGATTCATCATGTTGCCGAACTCACTGGCGAGGAGGGTGATGGGTGACATGGGATGATAGACCCCGTCATACTCGAACTGCTCACAGCTTCCTGCAAAGGCGGTGACCAAGCTCTGCCAAGTTACATTGTCCGGGCCGAATTTGATTCCGGGAACTTGCTTGAGAAGGTCCATCGCCAAGTCGGCGGTGGTGGACTTGCTCACAATCCCTGGATCGGCGACGAAGACAGTGTAGAAGGAGGCGTACCACTTGAAGCGGATCTGGTCGATCCAGACCTTTCGGCGGAGCGCACCTCCAATCGTGGTGATGGCGGCGAAGGTGTGCATGATGCGGGGAGCCTCCGTGCCAGTCGTATACTGGATATAGGAGGAAAGCCAATTGTCAAGCCGCCGGGTCACTCAACGTCCCCCCAGGAAATGTCGCTGACCTTAATCCCGACCGGGATGATGAGGGGTTCGGCGTAGGGGATGATGATCGAGGCCTGCTGTTTCATCTGGGGGAGGAGGGCGGCTTTGCGGTGGGTAGGGAACTGCCCGGCGAGACTGTCATGCACTTGCAGGAGGACCTGGACCTCTGGCAGGTTATCGTGGAAGTTCTTCCAGGCCCGGTTGATCACTCCCCCTACGGTGGACTGTGGAATCCAGGCCACACACTTGGGGTAAAGCTGCTCATTGATCCGGTCGAAGATATGCCAGCGATATCCGAACTTATTCTCGACGAAGCGGTTACGATTGACCTGTTCAATGACCCTGCTGTGCCAGGTCAGGATGCCTGGGTGAGCTTCGAACCAGCGCTTCTGGGACCGCTCGATCTCATGAACAGTGCGGCCAGTGTGGGCGGCGACGGTCCTGGCCTTGCCAAGGTAGTTCGTCGCATGGCAGAAGACTTTGGCGAATTCCCGTTTATGCTTGCGAGGTCCGCGATGGTCCCAATAGCGTGGATGGGTCTCTACCAGCTCTTCTAGTGGAGGCGGGTCCTGCCCGTCAAGACTGTATACATTGAGCAGGTGAATATCAGCGCCCATCCGCATCGCGGTCTTGAGCATCTCGTCCTCACTCTCCCACACGACTACCTGAAGGTCAGCTCGATCCAAGTCCGTGTCGAAGAAAGTGAAACCAGGATCAGGACCGTACATACTACGGATGTTAGGTAGGCTAAAATCCAGTGAACCCCGAGCAGCCGCCTTGCCAGACGACTTGGATTTCTCGGAGGGAATGGTCTGAAGATTACCACCAGATCCGAAAGCGTTTTCAGAACTAGACAGACGATAAGAATAAGGGGCTGATTTTCCACCGGCATCTCCTGCAATGTTAAAGGAACATCTCATGCGACCATCCGTATCCAGCCGCATCATCACGAAATCCTTGAGGAACTTGCCCAGGGTGCGTAGGTCCGCGATGGCATTGCAGACCGGCTTGAGCAAGGGTTCCCGCCGAGCGATCTCGGTTAGGGCCTCATCATCACAGGTCGGGCGCATCTCATAGCCGAATGGGGTTTGAGCACGCTTCTTCACGGGCTTCTGGGCCAAGTCGCCGTAGAATAGTTCGATCATCTGCTTGGGGGAGGCGATGTTTAGGGAGAAGCCGAGTACATCGAAGAGGAACTTCTCGCGGGCGGCGATTGCATCTTGAATGAGCATGGCCATCTCGGCCTTGGCGGAAGGAATAACCCGCACTCCGATCTGCATGGCTCGGAGAACCGGCCAGAAGAGGGACTGCTGGAACGCCTCGACTTCTTGCATGTTGAAGGTGGAGATAACCTTGGCCAGGGTCTCTCCGGCACCGCGGGTATAGATGCAGTCCTGCCCGTTGTAAGACCAGAGCTGATCCTCGCCGAGAGTAGCCGACCAGGTCTTCCCCTCATCCTTCCAGTAGACATACCAGTCACAGTACATCGAAGCGATGAAGGAGAGGCCCTTGGGGAGGGCGGCGAAGAGGGAATGCTGGGAAATCATGGTGTCCTGAGCGCCCCGTGGTACAAAGTGCCAATGGCGCCAGATGTATTGGGCGTCGTAGAGGCCGTTCTGCCAGCGGACCTTCACCTTGGCGGCGGTACAGAGTTTGTAGATACGCCAGACGAGTTGGGCTTCCTCTTCGACAGTCCAGTATCCGTCCGGGTTTTCCAGGCACATCAGGGGGATTACAAGCGCTTCCGTAGAGGACCAGGACAGGCCGATACAAGCGATGTGACCTGCGCGAGTTTCAATGTCCAAGTCGACCCAGAGTTCCTCTTGGGCAACGCGGCTGATCAGGCTGTCCAGGACAGTCCGGGCTGCCTCAAAGGAGGGGCGGATAATGAAGTTCCAGTCAGGCTTGGAGTAGACCGGACTAGCCGCCTGCCCTTTCGCCCGCTTCAGGTCCTGCACTGCAAGGGCACGGGTCGACCAGTCCTTCATGATCGTGGCCGGGTGGAAGGTGGGGATGACCTTGATCTGGCGGCCAGACATTTCCAGCATCGACCCCCTCCACTTTAGTATCCCCCACTCCCCCGTCAATGCCCACATTGGGGCATTGCCCAGGGCGATGATCAGATTTGGCTTGACTAGGTCGATCTCTCGCAGAAGGGCGTCGTAGCCTGCCTTGAGTTCCGGGAGGACATACTTGCCTTGGAGGAGGACATGCCCGGCTGTGATGTCCTTCTTCTTCACTGCGATCAGGTTCGCAATATCCCGCCGCGGCGGCAGCGCATTGTACAGGTTAGTCAGATAGCACTCTGTCCGCATGATCCCAGCTTCATGAAGCATCTTGTCTAGTTCTGCTCCCGTTCCTCCTAGAAAGGGCTCCCCTCGCATATCCTCTATATCATTATAGCACTCCCCGACAATCATAATCTTCGCCGGAGCCGGTCCCATCCCCATTCGCAGCAACATGATTCATAGCCCCCGTCTCTGCTGAAGGTCTTGCATCTGTCTCTGGGTGTTTGCTACGCACAACTCCATCCATCTAGTATGAGAGATCAGGTTATTAATCAGGGTAGTCAAGGTCGGGTTGACTGGATTCAAGGCCATGTAGGATTGAAGGTTTATTATTGATGGATGGTCAGGATTGGGCATGATTATCTCCAGTGTACAAGCGGCGTGGTAGGACAGGAAAGGCACTAAAGGCGTCTGCAGTAGGGAAAGGTTTAGCCGCCGTGCATTTAGCCGAGCTCCTCGATTCTTTTGGCGGCAATGCCGTATGCGGCTGGGTCGATCTCCAGTCCCGTCGCGAAAAGCTTGAGCGCATGGGCGGCCGGGAAGATCGGGCCGGAGCCACAGCTGAAATCGAGGACTGACATCCCCGGCAGGGCAGAGCGTTCAAGCAGGTCCTGGAATAGGGCGACAGGTTTCTGGGCGTTATGGCCGAGATTTTCATCAGGAGGGAAAGTGAGGACGTCGCCGCGGAGCTTCTGGCATTTCATGCCGCCACGCTTGGCGTATAGGATTGTTTCATATTTGCGCTGGGGGCCGGCGTCTGGCCAGGGTGCGCGGAAGGCGGCGGGCTTGAACCAGATTAGGGGGGTGCGGAATACCTCCCATCCGAGGACGGTCATGAGCTGCTTCAGCTCGGGGAATCGCTCGATGTCGCAGAAGAGATAGGCATGGGCGGAGGGCTTGCAGGCGGCGGTTGCGCCGGACAGGAGCCTGGGCATCAGGGCCTTCCATGTTTCGTAGCTGTCGGAATAGAAGTGGGCGCCGCCCGTGCTGCCGCCGCTGTCCCCGAATTCATCTGCGCCCATTCCATAGATCGGGTCGGATAGGATGATGTCGAACTGAGGGGTGGAGTTGGCGGCAAGCCATTCGCCGGCGTCGCCGAGGACGAGTCGATGGGAGGCTGTGTTGTAGGTCGAGCCGACCGCTACAGCCCGTGCCTCATTCACCCGCTTCTCATCCTTCCGCTTGATGATCTTCATTGCCTCCTTGACAGAGGTTGCCGCCTTCACATCCGGGTCGTCGAGGTTGCGAGCCAGCTTGACCAGAGCAGAAGTGTGGGAAGGGGAGGCCCCGATCTCGGCTGTGAGGTCTGCGAGGGTAGGGGCGGGTTTGCCGGACAGGGCGGCTTGTTTGTCGCGGAGTTGGCTGAGGCGGGCTACGGCGGCAGCGTGTTCCTGCCATGACAAGTCCGACCGCCGGGTGTTCTCGTCAAGTTCTGCCTCCTCCGCGTCCAGTTCGGATAACTCTCCGATAGGGGTGTAGGGGATGAGGCCGGGGATGACTGGCTCTCCTGCGTACTTGAAGGACCCGCCCAGCTCCCATATCTCCTTGACCGCGCGAAGGCGGCGTTCCCCTGACACTAAGGTGTAATGGTCCCCGTCAAGGCGTAGGACAATCGCGTTCTGCAGCCCGGCTTGCCCATACTCTATTGATGTCTTGAGTTCCTGATGTTTGACGGGATCGTGTTCTCGGCGCTGACGGTTAGGGGCAATGTGGACTGCGTTGCAGTCGATGAAGTGCGTGGTCATGCTAGGGTCTCCTGAGTGGGTACTAAAAAGTGCAGGGCGATCTCACCACCCTGCACTTGAACTACCTACTCACTCAGCACTTGAAGATGCCGGTGATGCGCTCTTGGATATTGCCTTCGTACAGCTCGTGGTCCACCTTGACCTTCACGACCCGCCCGGTGAGCTGGCGCCAGGAGAAGGTGTCCCCCGGCTTGTTCAGGTCGGTCGCCTCGCGGTAGGACTTCTGGCGGCGATTCTTCCCTGGCGCATTGTCGATAGTGCCGGCGTCGGTCAGGTCGATGAAGGCACGATCAGTGATGGTGAGGGTGGGTGGGAGCTTGAGGGCGTCCTGGAGTCCCGGCGGCACCTCAATCTTCAGAGGCACCATCATGGACAGCCAGGGCTTGCCGTCCTTGTCGCCTGACTTGGCGGCGACCTCTCCGATCGTGGCGGTGTACAGCCCGCCGACATCTCCGCTCTCCGTCGGCAGTGGCGGGCGCTTCTCATTGACTTCGCTGATGGTTGCATCCAGAAACGATTGTGCGTCGAACATGGTACTATCTCCTTACGGTTGATGAAAAGTGTTTGGCAGAAGAGTTAAGACAAGTCGATCTGCCAGTCGGCTTGAATTCAGAAAGGAATGTCGTCCTCAAACTCAAGAGGTTTTTTTGGGGCGGGCGTAGAAGTTGTGGCTTGTTGAATGTTACACCAACCTTGCCAGCCTGACTGAGGGATTGGAAGGGTATCAATGACGAGGCTGATTTGTCCGTCGTTTGATTTGTAGGCCGCGCCAATAATCTTACTTCTACCTTTCTCGCCGGACTTTGTCGGCGGAATATAGGCAGTTACGTTTCCAATAAATTCTTTACTCATGGTAATGCTCCCACAGAGCAACAGCTATGATGATCAGGGTAATGGTCCAGAACTGGAGGTCTGCCCAGTTCATTTCCCGCCCCTGCTCTTCCACTTCTCAATAATGAGCTTGAAGTCGGGAGGGATCTTCGCTTCGATGGGGAGGTTGCGGGTCTTGAGGTCGGCCTGTCCATTGGCGGTGTCCCAGTACCATTCCTTCCCCAGGCGGGTTGCGAGGATTACGTCAGAGAACATGGGCGGGAGCTTGGGCGGCAGAGCCTTACCGAGCGTAGCTACCATAAGCTTAACCCCGCCAAGGATTTCATCGACCTGGCGATCCACGTGGGCGAGCAGGATGAAGTGACACTTACACCCGTCACAGACCTTGCGGAGGAAGTTCTCCAGAATGTTCTGGGCTAGGCCCCAATCCTTCTGATCCCGGTCCGCCTTGCCGCCAATTACAGCCTTGAGGGTGGCGTCGCCCAGACCTGTCAGCCCGTCAATCACGATAGCTCTGTCGGTCCCCCAAGAATCGACAGCGCCAAACTTATTTCCCGCGTCATCTGTTACCTCGTTGAAGGTGCGAAGGAACTGTTCCATTTGATTATACTTATTCCGGTGGGGGTCCACCATCTTCTTCAGGGTGTCATAATTCAGCGTGTTCACCTTGTTCACGGCGTCGGCCATTTCCAGCCAGGAGGCTGAGGCCTGCTTGACTGTGGTGATGTGGAGGTTTGGTGGAACGGGCTTCCCCTTGTCGGTGAAGTAGCCCAGGATACTCTCCGCGCCGGACTCAAAGGCGAAGAAGTGGACGTGAATCCCGGTCTCTACGAGGGTGCCGATGCTGTGAGTCTTGCCGGTGCCGGTAGGTCCGATGAGCAGGACATTGACGCCGGGGAGGGAGGATGGTGTGTCGGTCATGTTGCTAGCTCCTATGAGGTATAGTAAAGTGTTACGCTGGGTTCTTGGGCAGAGTGTATTCTGTCGTGTAGGTTTATTGTCAGGTCTAGCTCCCTCTTGAGTACGGCGGCGGGCAGATGCTCTAGAGCCCTCCCCCACAGCATTACGCTTAAGCGTTCTTTGGTACAGGTCGATTCAATGCACAAGCAGCCTGGGTAGTGTTTCCAGTCAGTTACCCCGCTGCAAAGATGTTTCTCGCAGGGAGCGGTTTCAAAGGTCCAGTGAGGGGTTGCTTCGCCGCCCGTGATGATTACCCTGGCCCAGATCTCCCCACAGGTCTGGCAAAAATAAGCCAGACAATGGGGGGTGAAATCTGCTTGAAAGGTAGCTTGTCCTAGCAGGCTTCCGTTTATCAGGTATAGAGCTGAAATGTTAAGCATTGAAAACTTCATCCCTTCCTTTCAATTGTCCCAACCAGCACAAGCAAAGCCGCACCATAAGAGCAAGATGCTTCTATGTTCCCTTGGAGCGCATAGAGCGTAGAAAGCCCTATGCAGGACAGGGTGCAGGCAAGTCTCATCATCCCTTCCTTTCCGCTGCCACCAATTGTTCCCACAGCCTTTCCCACCAGCGATAGGGAGTCCAGTATACAAATTGAGCTTCCCCTATAAATGTTCCTTGACGTTCCGTGAGAAACCTGTCGGGAAGGTTAAGGTCAAATCCAATTAAATCTCGGTTTATAGCTGCCGCCTTAAAGAAAATTCCGCAAGCTTTAGTGCTCGGCGGCCATGCTCGATTAATGAGCATAAATCTAACCCACTGCCCCTGCTTTGGCTTCTTCTCCGTCATCCGTGTCCAGTTTGCAGCGACCTTTACTTCTTCTCCGGTTAAACGACGAGTAATAGTTATTTCTTTCATGTCATTTCCTTTCCGCTGCCATGCGGCGCAATTCAGTTGAACATTCATCCGTTATATCCTTGATCCGTAATACGTGTCCGTAGTCGCTTGACTCTGTTCCATCGTACAGACAATCACATGCTTGAGCCGCTTCCTCCAACACTCTATTTTCAATAGCTGCCAGGGACTGTGCGGGAGTGGCGGCTAAGGCATCACGGGCAATTTGTGCCGACCCCGGCTCGTCAAATGAACCGCTGACCGTTTCGCCTTCAGGCCACGATGCAATACGATTCAGCGCCTCCCGCAATCTCTCCCGATCCGCTATCAGTTCGGCCTCTCGCTTGGCGTCACGCTGGGCGACGGCGGCTAGGGCGTCGGATTGGCGGATAACAGTAGTCCATCCAGGTTCAGGATTGAACGAAAATGATCGCTCCTCAAACTTTCCCATAGGATCAACCCAGCCAATTACCGGACACGCAGGATCACCCTCCTTGAGTTTCGGGGCGCTGATGGTGATGGGGAAGGCGATCTCTTTGGGCTCGCTGCCCAGCTCGGTGAGTAGCTGGTCGATCTGGTTGCGAATGGATTTAAGTGCGGATGCGGGTGACATGGTGACTCCTAAATGAATGAATGGATGAATTACCCAATAGGCATTCTGCGGACGGCGCGAGCGCGGAGCTTGATGCTCTTGCTGGTGTAGCCCTGGGTGCCGGTGCTGAAGCGCTGATACCAGGCAAAGACTGAGTCGGCTGCGCGCAGCTCACGGGTCCAGTACCTCTCCTCCTTGAATTCGTTCTTCATCACGGCGAACAGCAGCGCGCCTTCAACACGGTCGGGTAGTTCGCCGCCCTGTTTTTTGGCCCACAGGGTTTGATCGCCCCATGAGGCCGGGGCGGCATCGCCCGGTAGAAGGATGAGCCAGTATCGGCGCTTGCCGTCTGCGCTGATGATGACGCCGACGGCCTTCTCCCCTTTGGCCAGCTTAGGAAATGTGACATAGATGGGGTCGGCCCATATGGCGAGTTCCTCCTCGCAGCCTTCGAGTAGTTGATCAATCTGTTCGCGAATCGCGCGCAATGCTTTTACTGGCATGTTCATGGTGACTCCTAAATGAATGAATTGATAAAGGGTTAAATGGGCGATCTGCGGACGGCGCGCCCCTCCACTCTGTCGTTCGGCGTCTTGGCATCCTCGCGGCAGAATTCGCGCCACTGCTCCAGTGCTTCATGCGCCGAGTCCCACCACTTGCTCACTGCTGCCGTGTCCTTGGTATCGAGCAGCAGGCACTCCAACTCCAGTGCCAATCGGTGCGCAGCCGGGAAAACATCGCGCATTGCGGCGTTCGCCACCTCAAGATCGTGCTTGCATTGCAGGTACAGCCGATGTTCCACGCCAAACTCGTGATTGAGTGCTGCGTACTCCGCATCTGCTTGGGTGCTTTGGTGTTTGATGCTGCTCATTCGTTTTCCCTTTCTCCGTTCAAAGACGCCGAACCCATCCATCGAGAGGGACGCCGCGCAATAAGCCGCGCGTCGCCCCTCATGTCAAACGTTATGCGTATTCATGCCGCGCACCGGATCGCATAGTCCTTTGTGACCACTCCTGCACCGCGCCCGGCGGCAACGACTGTGGCGTTCACCCATATGCGCCGACCATCTCCAAGGCGCCGAATATGGCCCCGCCGCAGATGCTCACGCGGGGAACGGTGACTGCCAGTTGCCATGCCCCCGCCCGAGTTTCCGGGAACGTCTATGGTGAGGATGTGATACGTATCAAACGGAAGAGCGGATTTGATCTTCTTGCTGGATTTCTTCGGCTCGCTGCGCTCGATATGAACATTTGAGCAAGCAAGCGCATTCAGCATCGAAAGCAATGCTGCCGCAGGCTCTTTTGCTAGATCATCATCACAGCCAAGATTGCTATCGAGCGGACGAACATTGATGTCGCATACGTTGTTGTGCAGCCGGGTAACTGGCTGTGACCGCGAAAGCAATATCCCGCAAGTAACAATCCACTGGTGGCCTGTCCAGCCTTCGCCTTTGAAATACAGCACATGCTGGAGGAAAATATCTTCCTCGCGCTCTGTTGCGAGAGTAATTCGCTTTCCTCCTCCGCTGTCGCGGTATTCGATAGCCAAAACCGGGAACGGTAATGAGATCAACCCAACCCCTTCTAGGCCGCGCAGTTCGGCATCTGGCAGCAACCGACCGCCATCCGGCAGCATGAACTTGGCCGCCTTCGCCATCGCATTCAGGGCCATCCCACATTCGCGGCGCACCACTTCGTCGTCGTGCATCTTTTCGGCTTCTTGCAGCGGCTTGGTCGCTTGCCTGCAGAAATTCATGTGTTCCATCATCGTGTCTCCAATACGCATAACACGTCGGTCAAGCGGACGGCGGAAAAGCACCGCCGCCGCTTACCTTGGCGTTAGCCGCCTTATCCTCACAGTTACGGCAAGGCCCTGGCATGGCACCGCATTCGACGCACTCAAATCCTAGCTTTGCGGCGCTAGCGGCGCACTGCATAAAAAGCTCCCACATTGGCGAATCCTCTTCGCAGCCTGCTATTCTCGCCATCTCTTCACCTACTGTGACCCAATGCGGAAACTTATCGGTATCTTCTATGTGGTCTGTCAGCCCAAAGTCATACCAGTTTTCCATGTCAAAAATTTGTTCTTCTGTCATTTCCCTCTCCTTAAAATTCGGCGCTGGCAGTAAGGCACCTAACACGTCGCTCAATACGGACGCAGGCGATAAAGCCGCCTGCGCCGGTTAGCTAGGCGTTGGCAGGCATCGCCATCGCCGCGTCAATGCGGGTGCGCCCGTCCTTGCCTCCGTCATGCGTAACGCCGAGCCGCTCCCACTCCGCTGCGCTCACGTTGCGCATCAACCATTCGAGCCGCTCGGCGTCCTGCTGCGCAGTTTTCAGCGCCGGGTGAAGTTCGAGGCAGTCGGCCTCCTGGTCAATCACCTTGTTTCGCGGGTCCATCAGCGTGGCGGCTCCGAAGATCACGCGCCCCTGGAAGCCGGGCGCCGCGTCAAAGCACGCATCCAGGCGTTTCCACAACTGCGCCAGGTGCTCCGGGTCTTCGCTGTCAAAGTGCAGCGGCCCGTCGTCTTCGTCGTCGGTGCCGCTCGGGTAGTAGCCGCTGCTCACCGTATCCAGCAGGCCAAGCAACATCATGCCGGCGTCCAAGTCCTTCGCATCTGCTCTTGCAACCTTCATATCGTGTTCTCCGAAAAATGCCTGCCAACCCTACGTTCGAGCCGACCTCCGCCAAAAGCGGCGGAGGCGGCGCAACTACACGTTAGGGGCCTTCCAGTATTCATGTTCTCGCGCTCTAAGCATTGCCTCTGCAATTGAGTATGCGGTGTGCGCCCATTCATCCGTTTCGGTTGTGTCGCCTTGGCGAACGTCCGAAAAATCACATATATTTTCCGCGCCCACTCGTCCCGCCAAAAGACCAACCAACGCCTGTCCAGCGAAGTAATCCATCAAGCTAATGTTCATTCTAAAAATCCTTTCTTCTTGGCATCCAAACCCCTAACCCTCCGCTCCAGGCGACACGCCGCAAGCGGCGTCCGCCTGAGCTAGTGCGTTGGGCGTCAGGTCGGCAAGGATCGCCGCCCGTGTCTCATCCACCAGCGTCTGAAACCTTGCCTGCGTCTCGTCCGCCTTTTTGTGATGGCTGGTGTATTCGCTGTCCGCCTGCTGCCAGTACGTTTGCCCGAGTTGCCACGCTCGGCGCAGCGCCTTGCTCACCACGTCAGCCCTGTCTTCGAGCGACTCGCCGGACTCATCATCCCCAGTGCGCAGTACGTAATCCACGGCATCCAGCACCGCATACACGCATTCGCCGTGGAGTTCGGCCCATCTGGCGTAAATCTCGGTTCGGTTAGCGGCTTCGTCATAGGTTCCGGCTGCCGCATCTTTCCCCGGCGCCAGGTGCCCAGTCATGCGGCGGAAGGCTTCCGCCTGAATCTCGTACCGCTCAAGGCTGCTCAAGTGCATTTCTGTCTCCCGGGCATAAAGCCCAACAAATCATTCAACCCGGACTGGCCGAAAAGCCGGCCAGCCGGTTAATTCAGGCGTTAGAAGTAGTCTGTTTCATCCCTGCAATTCGCGCCGCCGCCCGGTCAAGCTGCGCCAGCGCTCCACGATATGCGTACAGCAGTTCGTTGTAGTCGTGCAGCCGCACCCATCCGCCGCAATCGTCTTCACGCATCACCCGTTCTTCGTGCGCCGTCCAAATTCGCGGTGTGTTAAACCGAATCTTGCTTTTTGCCATGTTTCCTCCGTTCACCGTAGCAATCACTTCTAACTCCACGTTCCACGCGACCTGCGCGAAGAGCCGCGCAGTCGCTTGAACTCAGGCGTTGGGCATCACTGAATACGCACCGTGCGCCCGCCGTGCATCAAAACCTCGCCGTGCGGCTTGATGGAAACATGGTCATCGCGGTGCACGCGCAGGGCCTGCTTCACAGCCATCTCGGCGTGCCCACGGTAGGCGTCAAACTCAGCTTGCAGCGCCTTCAGCTTCTTCTTCCAGCCGTCTTCGATCTCGCTCAGGCGTTCGCTGGGCGGCGGCGAGTAAAAGGCCAGGTCGTAGTGGTCGTGTCCAGCCTCGGCGCTGCTTGCCAAGCAATCCAGTTGCTCCGGCGTCAGCGTCAGGTCGCATTCTTCGGCGGCAATTGCAATGCACTCTTGCCAATAGTCTCGTTGTGCGCTCATGTTTCCTCTCCGTTCAAAGTCACCAGGGCCTAACCCGGCGCTCAACACGGACCGCTGGCGCGGCCGGTTATTTCTGCGTTAGAAGTCATCCGCAATGGCGCTTCGCTCTTGCCAATCTCGTAGGCAGCCCGCAAGGCGTCCCATGTGTCTTGCGCACGGGTTGCCATTGTTGGCAGCCCGCCGTGTCCGTCCGGGCGCTCTCCGTATGTCTCAATAAACTTGTCCATTTTTCGTCCTTTTTTCCCGTTGACCGCAGATCATTTCATCCAGTATTTAAGCTGTTCCCGGCAAGTCCTGATATACCCCGGCGTGCATCTGGCAAGACCGAGATCAACCAGGCAATTCAAGTGCCGTCGCGTGGATGTTCGCGATGAGTCGAGAACTTCAGCAACTTCCTTTGCCGACCATTTTTCACCGTCCGAAAGTAGCGCGATAATCTTTTCTCGAAGGATGCGGCTGAGTTCGTGAACGCTGACGCGCTTTCCGGCTGGCTTGGTGTAGCCGACTGGCTTAATCCGCTTGTCCTGCATTTCAGGGGCGACGTAGCGGCGAACATTGCTGTGGATGTAGGGCGATGGCTCGACGTGGTGGGATTGGGTCATGCTGCACCGCCTTTCATTGTCGACATCATCGAAAATGCTGCGAGTTCCATCGGGCGCGTAGTAGCACTTGCCCATGTCCTTGCGCGTGTTGGCGATGGCTGCGCTAGACGACTGTTCTACGTCAGTCAGCTTGAGCATCCTTCCGTCGAGCGTGTAGCCAGCATTATCCGTAATCTGGCAGTGCTTCTTTATGCGCCCGATCATAATCATTGCATCCTCCAGCGCAGCCAGCAGTTCGTCGCGCTGCTTAACAACTTCGTTTGCCATGTTCGCTCTCCGTAAGCGGTTGATTGTTCTTAATAAAGCAGCAAACAGTTGTAAAATGATTGCTGCGCAGTAAGCAATCACAGTATAGCAAACGGATAAAAAATGACAAGCGGAGAGTCGAAGAAGTGATTACGCCCATGACCAGCATTCAAATTCCGCGCCGCATCGCGCAGGCGACCCGGTTAATGATCTCGCCACTGATCCTGTCATTGCAGACAGTCGCTATCTACTGCGCACCATGCCGGGATAGATACGCGAGGTTCATACGGTGAGCATCCTCCCCTCTCGGATGTATCACGACCCGCTAGAGATACTAATCCGCAAGGAATCAGCCATTGATAACCGCATCCGGGACTGCCGAGGATGCGCAAGGCTAAGTTATGACGCATCAGGCGAAATGATCATCGCCGTATGTGATCTGCGATTGAAGGTGGGTCGCAGGGTTGAGAAGTGCAGCATGTACCGGGAGAGTCAATGATTGATTACGTCAATGTGCAACTGTCAGCATGGGGCAAGTGGGCAGCACGCAACGCATCTAAAGGAATGGGATATAGCCCTATCTGCCCAATGTTTAAGCAGGCGCAGCACGGCGGCGCATTTGGCTCATCTATCCCTGCCGGCATTGATGTGTCAGGCATCGACCATATCCGCGACACTGACGAGGCAGTCAGGCGATTGGACGCAGCTAGTCGGGCTCTGTGCGTTGAGTTTTATGTGGTGAATGGCAGCAGTGAAGAAATCGCGCAACGCATGGGCATAGCAAAGCGCACTTTGTACGATAGGATTCATTCGTTACATCAAAAAGTTTTGGGATTATTGAATGATGTGGTGGCTGGCTGCTAGAAAAATGAGCCGGAAGAAAAAAATCTTGCCGATTTTCCCCATAGGGCATTATTTTTTTTTAAAAAGATTGACCTATGGTTGGCAGCAACCGTGCGGCTATGGTCGTTTGTGGAAATGGCTTAAATCGCTTTAAATCGCACGTGGAAAGGTGCGGTTTTAAACGGATGCTTTCAGTCGCTGTCGGGTTGGGAAAGCTCCGGTTTAAAACAGGAGCTTGCAAGGTGATGATATGCAGCCATGCGCAACAGCCAGCCAGCACAATGCGCACTGGCAATAGGTCAAACAATCGGATTATCAAAGAGCAGCCAGCGGATAAAAGCGGCTTTCCCATTGCCAGCAGATCGCAAACAATGGGGAAACAGCCTAAAAAATAGGCATAATCTACGTCAACGCAAAAACCGCTAGATAATCACGAGCGGTTGAAAAATAAATTGTGTCTCATGGCTAGCATTTGAGGGTGAAAAGCTCCCATAGGCCAGGATGCATCTTTACATTTCCGGCTTCCCAGTCCTGCCATGTGCGCAACTTCGCACAAACGAGCGTCGCTGCTTGTGTCTGAGTAAGGCCGGCTAACTTTCGGCGCTCTCTGACTTGCTCAGGATTGGGGATAGTGAACGGGGAAAACCCTCGCGCTGGAGGGTTAGATTGTTTTGCGGTTGTAGTCATACTGTTTTCTGTTTATGAGAAATTGCCTTGCATCAATCCATGAGTCAAAGCATTCAATAAAAGACATGGACTTGTCTGAAATCATAGGAATTTTGTCCTTTGAGTTAAGATTGAGTCCGGTTCTTTTGCAATATTCAATTACTTCCTTTTTTGCTACAGAGTTGCTTATATTGGACATGTCATAACCTCATGCGTAAGAGTAAGAGACAAACAGGTTATGACTACCTTTTAGCAAGTAATCAGGAATCTGCATATTGTGCTCAATGAATTCATTGATACTGCACTGGATAGCGTTATAGCTATCAACCTGACAATCGGCCCACTTCTGGCCAGTGAATGCAATAAAGCCATGCGATAGAATCTCGCGTTTTTTAATGGATGCCATGATGATCTCCGGTTAGTTGTGATTTGGTTTCCTTATTATTCTGCGTCAATGTCTTCGACGTTTTCTCCAGCAACAAGACCGCCATCTACTCCAAACGCTGGGCTATAAGTTGCTGCGAAATCATCACAACATCCGAATCTATCGTTAAACATAGACTCACAATAAGCATTTGTACTGCCTTCTATACGCGCAACACATTCCATTGAATCTTGGTTATAGACAAATAGTGTGGTCATGATTTTCTCCGGTTAGTTAGGTTGGTTAGCTCTCTGCTTCCCATGTCTTTATTATACGCGATGCTCGCGTATATACAAGGTCTATTTCATTTATTTGAGATATATTTTTTGCATGGAAATGAGCCGCAATCCTTGCCAGTGCGGATTTGTCGAGAAGGCAAGGGCAACGCTACAAGCGACGATAAAACATCACGCTTGCAAGCTCCGCACTAATAAGGTATAAAGAGCGCAAGCTGTAACAATTACGTCTAAGCCTCGACATTCACAAGATGCTCGGGGCTTTTTGCATTCTCACTCCCGAAAGGTGGTGATCCAGCAGCGTAGAACATCGCGCAACGCCGAGAGGCGACATATCCGCAGGGGCTGGGAACTCATTCAATCACTGACCATATAACCATGCGAATGCTCAAGACCGTTGTAACGATGGCCGGCACGAAGAAGGTGAATATGGTGCAGGCCAATCCGATAGCAACTAAGCGCACGCGTGGAAGCGTATGGATGGCAAGGCGCGCCAGATGGCTGAGTAGCTCTCCACTGTGCGTCATGTGCGAGGCAGAAGGCAGGGTCACAGAAGCCAAAGAGGTTGATCACATTCAGCGCCTAGATGCTGGTGGTGCAGACGACGAGTCAAACTATCAATCGCTGTGCGTAGCGCACCACAAGGCCAAGACCAAGAGTGAGGTGTCAGGCC